TTGTTTCTTTCCGTTTTTTGTTTTTTTTTTTTTTTTTTTTGTCACCCTACTTATCTATAGTTGTCCCTACAATAGAGAAAAGTTGGACAATATGATCGGTTGGACATTGGCCACCATCGACATCATATTCAGTCCTGGTTCTAATACATGTGAAGCTACTAATCCTCGCGTCCGGGATTTTCCCACATCTGGCGAACAGAAACGTTAACGCACCATAAGATGGTTTTTCCTATCCAAAGATATTCACTAATATGTATTTTCACCACTTAACTCAGTAGTAGTATATAGCCCTAAGCCTTAACTAACTTAGGTGTGCCATAGGATATAAGCACTATTTAATATAACTAAGGCTTGAGAGCTACAAACAACCAACACACTTAAATATATATAAACAAAGTTTACCCCCGGGGGGGAAGACTTCATACTAAGTACACACTATAACACATAGAGACTCTTCCACCCAAAAGGTGACGACCATGGGACACATGACCGTAGTGATTACTACTTCACCAAAGCTCAGAAAACTCTTCTGACAACACACGAACAAAAGAAAAATAAAACTAATGTGTTGGGGAGGTCCTAGAAAACTCCTAGAACAGAGGCCCATCTTACCAGGGTCGGGCACAACTATTATTGTAATAAAGCTTAGTTGCCAAGCTATGACCATGTCAATGCATGGTAGCCCAAGGGCCGGCTCTTCCGAACTAATGAAAGTCCATCCGTACTCCAAAAGGATAGCCTATTTAACACACTAACACACACCTAGACCTTAAAGACAGCTAAGGGTGCTGACCTGGCATTATCAAGAGCCTCACCAAGAGTGATTGTCTCACCAAGAAGAGCATCCTTAAACTTGAAATTAAGATTTATATTATTACTTCTAGATAAATTAACTAAATAAGTCATATCCTTTGGAGCAAAAGTAGCTCCAGTCATGTTGCTCCACCACCTGCTCTGACAAGCTTTATAGGTTTCAGTGGTTCTAGGAAGCACAACACGATCATATGCCTCATCTATCCTCCTCTTAAGATCTTCAAAATAAGACTCACCATGAATGGAAGCCTCATAGAGGGCAGACTCGACATTTTGCTCAAGAGCTTCTAGAGGAACTTCACACTCTCTAATCCAATTACATCTCTCCTCTATAGAGGTTCTATCAAGAGGGGCTTTCCACAAAGAACTGGAATTCCCAACTTTAACAAAAGATCTCTTTAAAAAAGTGACGGTAGAAATATCGACATGAGGTTCACTCAAATGGATGGGATTCTTGGCATCATCAGTATATGTTATCCCATATGAGCTCAAATAACTGGCTACTGTTCTTAAATTATAAACATCAAGAAAGTCTTTTGAAACAGCAACCACATTATCA